TTTGATGATAACGCAGGTATTAAATTTGCTGCTATAGGAACAAACAGAATTTTATATGCATACTCAGGTGGTACCTATTATGACATACACCCTATAAGAACTACATTAACAGGCGCAACCTTTACAAGTACATCTTCATCAAAAACAGTTACGGTAACATGCAGCGGGGCTCATGGATTACAAGACGATGACATTGTATTATTCGATAGTGTAACAGGTTTATCAGGATCTACGTATACAAATGCTACGTTTGAAGATGTTAAATACATGGTAACATCTGTTCCTACGACAACTACATTTACTATTACTGCAGCTTTAGCTGAATCTGGTACACCTTTAAGTGGATCGGGATCTGCATCTGTATTGTGTTATTACACAGTAGGACCAGCACAACAAGTTGGTGGCTTTGGTTGGGGTACAGGACTATGGAGTGGTACGGTAGCCGGACCAGCAACAACTACATTAGCTTCTACTATTAACGATAGTGTAACTGACATTCCTTTAACTGACACATCTCAGTTTCCTGCTACAGGTGAAATTAGAATTGGCACAGAGGATATTAGTTATACAAACAATGATACAACTACAAATATATTAAGTGGTGGTGCAAGAGAAGTTAATGGCACTACAAAAGCTGGCCACAGTGGTGGTGTAACGGTTACCAATATATCTGAGTTTGTAGCATGGGGTGAAGCTTCGTCTGCTGACTTTACAATTGATCCAGGTTTATGGGTATTAGATAACTATGGAACAAAACTTATTGCACTAATTTATAACGGTAGATGTTTTGAGTGGGATGCAGCTGCAACTAACGCAACATCAACACGAGCAACTATAATAGCAAATGCACCAACAGCATCACGACACGTATTAGTATCTACACCGGATCGACACTTAGTATTCTTTGGAACAGAAACTACCGTAGGTAGTCAGTCATCACAAGATGCTATGTTTATTAGATTCTCTGATCAAGAAAATATTGACGGCACAGATGCATACACAGTAACTGCAGAGAACACGGCAGGTACACAAAGACTTGCAGCAGGTTCTAAAATTATGGGAGCTATACGAGGTAGGGATGCAATCTATGTATGGACCGATACTGCATTATTTTTAATGACCTTTGTAGGTGCACCGTTTACTTTCTCTTTCCAACAAATAGGAAGTAACTGTGGATTGATAGGTAAGAATGCATGCGTCGAGGTAGATGGTACAGCATTCTGGATGTCAGAAAATGGTTTCTTTAGATACGATGGTCAACTAGAATCTATGGACTGTTTAGTAGAGGACTTTGTTTATGATAATCTAAACTCTACACCTAGAGATTTAATTAACGTAGGACTAAATAACTTGTTTGGAGAGGTTATATGGTTCTATCCATCAGGTACTTCTTTAGCTATTAACAACATGGTGTCTTACAATTACATTGAGTCTTATAGTAGAGCTAGTCCTAAACAAGCTATTTGGACAACAGGTACATTAGCAAGAACAGCATGGGCAGACTCTGCAGTATTTGCAAAACCACACGCAACAGAATACGATCCAGCTGGCACAGCTTCTGATGTGGTAGGTAACACTGACGGTTGTTCTATTTACTTTGAACATGAAACAGGGACCGATCAAGTTGTAGCCGGTGGTACGGTTACACCTATACTTGCAGAAATTACATCTGGAGATTTTGATATTACACAAAAAAGAACGGCACAAGGACAAACTATTGGTATGCCAGATCTTAGAGGTGACGGTGAGTTTTTAATGAAGATAAGAAGAATTATACCAGACTTTATATCTCAAACAGGTAATACAACAATTACATTATTATTAAGAGATTATCCTAATAACGCAGCAGCTAGCTCATCATTAGGGCCCTTTACAGTAACGAATACCACTGATAAGGTAGACACTAGAGCAAGAGCGAGAGCAATTGCTTTAAAAATATCTAACACAGCTTCTTCACAGGACTGGAAGTTAGGTACATTTAGATTAGATATACAACCGGATGGTAGAAGATAATGTCATTAGCAGCTTTAATAGGAATAGATAAAGAACGTTACGATGCAGGTAATAAATTTTTAAGTCAAGATCCTTATCTTCAAAACTTTCAAGGTAGAGCACCTATAACATTTAATACATCTGCACCTAATGTAGACATGATGTATGGTGGCAATACTAATATATATGGAGCACCTACAGGTGGCGGTGGCGGCATTACAACTGTTGATACTCCCTTTAATCAAAAAGATAATTTATTTGAAATAGGGCCTAACACAAATATGCAGCCTAATGTATATGATGAGTTTGGTAAAGACGGACAAGTATATAATGCTTCATTAGGACAAAAAGCTAAAGATTTAGCAGGAACAATTGGCAACTATGGAGTAAGAGCTTTAGCCACACAAGGAGCAACAGAAGGAGGAGCAATGCTTGGTGGTATGTTTGGAGGTGGAATACTTCCCATAATACTAGGAGCAGGAGCTGGTGGTAAATTTGGTTTTGATATGTCTGGTAGAGGCCCTACAGATCCTGAAAGAATAACAGCAAACTTTTATGGTAATCAAGGTAATCAACCAATGCAATATTTAGATCCTAACACAGGCCAACTTGTAGACAGTGAAATGCAAGGATACAATATATCTTCTGCATTTGGACAAGGTATGAAAGGAACACTAGAAGACAGAATAGCTCAAATAGATGATGTTCTAGCTGCAAGAGAAGAAGAAGAAGAAAAAACAGGAATTTATAAAGGTCTAAATAAAATGCATAGAAATAGTCTTTATCAAAAAAGAAGTAGAATGCAAAAAGAATTAAATGCTATGAATTTAAACGAACAACAGCAAATGGATAATATGAAAGCTAGAGACGTTGCTGTATTAGACGATTACTTTGGTGGATCAGGGGATACTACTGGAGATAGATTTGACGGAGCTGATACAAGAGAAGAGTATGACTCAAATCCAACAGGTTTTTCAGGGAGCAGTTAATGGCAAAGATAGTACAATCATTAACTAGAGCTAGTAAAGAATACGATCAGAGTACATTTCAATCTTTAGTTAGAGATTTAGATAACGTAATTAATAAACTTAACTCTACGTTCCAAGATGAAATTAAACAGGAGATAGAAGCTAAAGCTTTCTTTCTAGAATAATGGCAACAGTAAACGTATTTAAATTTTTTGGCGTAGATAATGTTACATCAACAGATGCACAAACTATGTTTGGCACTACAACAATTAGCGGTGTGGCTACACAAAACCCTTTAGTTAATGAGACGTATATCGTTAAATCTTTGAAAGTTACATCAGCAGGTACGCCTACGGTAACCGTTATTAACAACAGTATTACTACAATTAAAACCTCTGCTCTAACAGCCAATAAAACAGAGGAATTATTAACCGTTCCTTTAGTAGTAGAAGGCGGTAAAACGTTAACAGTGGCATCAAGCAATACAGACTCTTTTGATGTGGCTATTAGTTATTTAAACATAAGGAAGGATAAGGTAGACTAATGGATGATATACCAGTAATAGATGCAGTAAAGACTATAAGTCAATATAGACATAAGAAAACAGGGGCTATTTATAAGACAAAAGAAGAA